ACACGAAGCCCATTATAATATTGACCCTCTGCTTCATCAACATCACAACTATTATTTATTTCTGTTAATATACCATCATAAAATTCCAGATCAGAAATTTTAGTGGTTATTTTTTTAATCATCTTATCCATTTAACACCTCCATTTTATTTATTAAAAATTTATGAATTTTAATTCCCCATACATATTGAATCAAATATTGTAACCTTACACAATGCTCTTCACTGAAATCTTCAGTTATTTCAGTATAATAATCAATAGCCATATTTATAACATTACATGTGAATGGTTTTATTAAATCAATAGAACCAAATCTTAATTGTCTTCTAATATCAATTATTTCTCTTACTACAGATTTATTAAATTCTACATCTTCATCTATACCATGAAGAGCATCATAATCTCCATAAGTATTTTCCAAATCATCTAAGCCAGTATTTATAATATCTAAATATACTTGGTTATTAATCTTGTTACTTTTTTTATCTTCATTTATAAGAAGCACAGAACGATTAGTAATTTTTATACTATCATTTTTAAGAACTTCTTTTATAGTTTTATTATTCATTATTATTACTCCCTTTATTATTATAATTTTATGTAAATTTCTTGGTAAACATTATCAGCTCTATCAATAATATTTTCATTTTTTAATTCTTGTATTATACCCCTAACTAACAACCAATTTTTTATAATGGCTATTTTTTTTATTTCTTCAACTATAACTTTCCACTCTGTCCCATCTTCAGTTATAACCTCTAACAATTTATTTTTTATTTTATTTTCTTTACTCATTTTTATAACTCCCTTTATTATTATAATTAGTCATTTTTCTAAATTTTGCTGCGGATCTAAAAAATTTTTGCTTCATATTATAGCCAAACACACAAAAAAAGAAGGGCATCCATACTTAGACACCCCCCAATTTTTGGGTTAGTTACTAAAATATTAAACTCTGATTTTCTTTGCTTATGCAAAAACCATCAAGCAAAGCATCATTTAATTTAGCTTTTGAACCTTTGAACTTTAAACCAACCACAACCGAAGCCCCATTTATTTTTTCATCAATTCGGAGGTCGGTTTTATCTCCATCAACTACCCAGTACATTTTATTATTGATTTTTATTTTACTTGGTAACTCTTCAAAAACTATAGCAGAATTAAAGCCATTTTCTAAAGCATCAGAAGTTTTATCAAAATCTCCATAATGTGAAAAAGTCAATTGGTAGTTTTTTGGGACTTTTCTATTATGAATTTTTGTGTAATCGTACCAGGTAACACTTGGAAACATCTCAAAAATGTTCATTTTTAAATCTTGATCGTTGGTCTTTACACCCTCCCAAAGTATATCAGAATATGCATTTAATCGGAAAGTGGGTTTTAAATTTTTCTTTTTAGCCAGTTTTATTGCGTTTTCAACTTCAGAAACTAATTTTAACATGAAATTTTTAGTATCTAATTTGAAGGCTAAAGTTTTGTTTATGCGAGATTCTAAAACATTTGAATGAATTGAAGCATAACCATTAGCACCAACACACACAGAAGAACAAGAACTTAATTTTTCGTTCTGCTGCCCATCACCAGATCTTGACAACCTTTGAGCCATTGGGCAAACATTGAAACCACTTAAATCAGAGTGAGCAAAATTTAAGCTATATGTTAAATATCCCTCTTTTTTATTCTTTTTTAGTTTGTGATTTACTGAGCCATCACTTAGCAATTTTACATTTTTCATTTTATCCCCTTATTTTTTAGTAACTGACACCACAAAAAGCCCCCAATTTTTTGTAGTGTTTCGGATTTTAAATCCATCATCAGAGTTACTGAACTTGTTCCCATAATTTATGGTCAACTTGTTTTGCTACAATATGAACACAGAAACCAAGCAAACTATAAACAACTTCTCCATTATGAATTGATGCACCATTAACAAAAGAATTAAATTCATCTAATATGTCTGATTTATTCATATCATCAATATTAAATAAAATGTCTTTTATTTTAGTGAATGTTTCAGAATTAACATAAACAATTGAAAAGCCATTCCAAGTTTCACCCTTAGAAAAGCCATCAAAGTTAAATTCTAATGGGTCTTCATCAAAATTAAATTTTACTCTAATCATTTTAAAAACCTCCCAGTATTTTAATTAAATTACTTAAAACATTTAATACAACAAAAGCCAAGACCAAGCCACAAACCAAGCCTAACCCGATCCACGTAATTTCGTTAATTAAATTTTTAAAAGGACTTAAGTTTTTATCGAAACTAAACATTGAAGCCCCCAATCCAATTCAGACAAAATCTTACTAATTGAATTAAAAGAGTAGCCCCAATAATATTTAAGAAGCCAATTAAATAGAATGTTAGCATTTTAAAATATATGCTTTTATTTTTATTTCTCATTTTTTAATTTCCTTATTTTATTTTAGTAACTATTAAAAAGACTATAAAGCCCTTTGAATAATATATTAAATTATATCGAGAATACCTAAAGAATTCTTGACAAACATATCAAACCAGGCTGCATATCATTTGAGCGGATCCAAAGCCGAGCCGATACAAATTACCATATATACAAACAACCAAAACAACCAACAACAAAACACCAATTAAAAACAAGTATTAAAAATTATTAATTTAAAATAGTATATATCCCTATTTAATACCTCTTATTGCCACCATTTAAAGTACAAACAATTTAAAAAGGGGTATACGTTGTAAAAAGGGGGTGTTAGGGGGATAAAATCGGATACTACAATGTCAGATCCCATTCCACAAAAAAAGTAAAAGATAAGTACCACATCCAAAAACAGAAAAAAAACTATTTTAAAGTACCAAATTGTACTTATATTATAATGTGGATAAAATAACCCAAATAACGAAGAAACCGAACAAAGTAATGGCTATAGAGCTCTATGCTAATAATCCAGGCATTAAAGCTAAAGATGTGGCTAAACAAATGGGTGTTAGCACAGCTTCTGTATATAAATGGAGGCAAGATGCAGAATTTAATGCTAAGATATACGAAAGGTATCAAGAACTTGTAGTAGGGGAACTACCAAGTATTATGAATAGCATGATCAGGGAAGCCAAAGAAGGTAGTCCAAATGCAGCTAAGTTTGTATTTGAAGCACTTGGTAAGTACCAGAAGCAAATTAATGTTACGATAGATAGTCCTTTTGAGAAGTTTTTAAAGAAGGTTGATGATGTAGAGGAAGCAGAAATTATAGATGGGGAAATAACTGAGGTATTTGTAGATGCACCTATTGATGAGAATTTACCACCTAGAAAGCCTAAGATAAGTGATGCTCAAGATAAAATAATGACTAATAGAGTTATTAAGGAAGAGATGAAGAAACTATCTCGTAATGAAAAACGTAAGATTTGGTATAAGTGGAAGAAAAGGGCAGAGGCAGTAGGTATAGAACCATTAAGGGCTAAACGACCTACTAAACTACAACGAAAAGAGTGGGAAGAGTCTATTATAAAAGCAGAGGCTAATCACTAATATCCATTAAAATTTCTTCAAGTCTATCGAATCTATTATCTAGTTGTGATTCTAATTTAGCAACACCAACTTTTAAATTAACGATTTCTTCTTCGTTTTTATTGATTCTTTTTACTGTTTTAACTTGTTCTTCTTCAATGTTTTCTATTTTTGTTATATTAGCACCATGCATATATACTACAGTAGTTGCAGCAGTTAATATAGTTAGTATTGATCCTATTGAAATCTTTTTATCAATCATCGTTCATTCCACCTTGTTCCATAATTCTTAAAAACTTATCTTTTAGTCCATTGCCAGAGAGTCTTGCGATGATTTCTACTTGTGCTTTAAAAATACCATTAAGTTTTTTTTGTTCCATTTGTACTTTTTTTTGCTGATCTATCAGTTTGATAATAATACCTTCCAACCTCTTGAAGTCTTGGTCTAGTTCTGTCATTAGAGTTTCCTGAATAAACCGATTCTGCCTCCATATAAAAAATCCGAATGCTATTGTCATCGTAACAGGTATTCCAAATTGTTCCAGTACTTGTAAAATATCCATCGTTCTCCACTATGCTATTCCCATAAAAGGGATTGTTCCTTCGCCAATTAGTTTACACATTTGGTTATATGTGTTAGGCTCTATTTCAACTAAAGTATCTTCTTCTTTATAAAATTGATTTTTATATTGATCTTCATTTAGCTCACTAGCCATAACATCGGTTATAATGTTAATTTTTTCGTGCATATTAATTAAATTTTTAAGGATTATTTCGATTAACTCTTTTTCGGACTTTTCCATATTATTTCCTTTGAAGTTTGCTTATTAATAATTTAACCAAACTCTCATTAAATTCCTTGTAAATTCTATCTAATTTTACTTTTTCCGATGGAATATTTGTTATAAGAAATTCTCTTTTATAACCATGAGGTCCTGATTTATATGGAACATTTACATCTCTATCTTTTATTCGTCTGTAATTAGGATTTGTTGGTTGATCGTCTTTTCTCCATGTATAACCTTTTCTATGTGCACTATAAGGAACACTACCTCTTGAATTTCTACCAATACTTACACCTTTTTCTGATCCTGACAAACTATTTGCTAATTTACCTGTCATTAATAATGGTTTATCATGATTTACTCCAAAGTGTTTTTTCCTTTGTTGTAATGTAAGAGGGTTTAATTTAGGTTCTACTTTACCTGATTTTATATAATCAGACGATTCTTTTGCTACTTTTGGTGAAATTTTAAGATTTAAATTTTTATTTAGCTTTTGCTCTTGTAATTCAGCTATTGCTTTGTCAAAATCAATGTTAAGTTTTGTATTAATCTTGATTTTCATTTATTTCCTTAATTTCTACCTCTTCTTCTGTTTCTATTTGTTCTGGTGCTTCATTTTCAGCTAATTTTGCTCTTGCCTCTTCAATAGTTAGGTCTTTATTGTATTCTACCATTAATTCTGCCTTATTTATAAGTCCTAATGACAGTCTATGGTTGTCAAGTGCTATTTGATCTTGTATTGTCATAGGGTAATCAGGCTCATTAAAATCAAGTTTTAACCCTTCAGGCATAGAAATATTAAAAGTACTTGCTATTTTTCTTTCAATTTGGTAAATTTCGTGCTCATATTGAGTCCATAAAGCCAAATCATCCTGATAATCTTCAAAACTTTCTAAATCTTTAATTTTTAAGGCAATTCCACTTGGTGTTTCGCCACCATCTTGTGCAAACTGTACAGATAAATGATTGTTTTGTGCTACAAGTTCCATTTGAAACTTAACATTTTCTATAACCTTGTTAATATCACCTGATGGCGATTTTATATCATAACTTGCATCAGAAGGAAGCTCTAATATAACATCAGAGCCAAATCTTTGTCTATTTCCCAGATCAGCACCACTTACTACAGGTTGTCCAAACATTTGAAACCTTAAACCAAGCTGCATTTCTGTCATTGTTATATTTATATGCTCATTAGCACCACATATATCATTTGCTCCCTCAACAAAAAATGAATCACATTGATGTTCTCTGTGAGTAAAAGCAAAAGGTAAACAACCATAACTATGATCTTGTTGTTCTAAAATTTCTCCATTTTCATCAAATATAATATATTCTTTATCATTCCAATGTATATATTGCAATTTATCTGAATTTCTAGTATCATCCACATAATTCATTAAAGGGTAAGATATTGAAGCTGGTTTGAAAGGATCGTTTTCAAAAAAAGCATGAAAATAATAAATAGGCTGATAATCAAAATGAGGCATCTCATCATCTATAAACATTACTCTTACTGCTATTGTACCTATTAATCTAGTCATTCTTTCTATATGTTTCATTTTAGCATCTTTTAACACAGAAAGATTTTTGTATTTTTTATTTACATTCCTATCAGCACCTACTGTATATACTCTTGACATTTTATTTATAAATTTTTTGGTAATATTTGCTTCATATGGAGGAACTTCTCTAAATGCCTCTAAATCAAACTTTGAAGCTATATAATTAGCAGTATCATTACCATTATAATAATCTAATAATTTATTAACATAATTTTCTCTTTGATTATGATTATAAACTTTTAAGTTTTTTAAACTTTCTTGTATTATATCTGTTTCTTCGTATATCATCTGTTCCTCACTTTAATTTCTCTATTTTTTATTGGGAAGTGATTTATAAAGAAATATCTTAATTGATCACACCCATGATCATGATAACCATCTTTTAATGGCTCTGGTTTTAATTCTTTTCCATCTACAGCTTCAGGGTATCTATAACTCTCTAAATCTTCTGCCATACCTATACAATTATTGTTTAAATGTAAATATCTTTCACCATTAGCATTTTCTATAAAGCTTCTTACATGATTTATACCTGCTGATATACTTCTTGATGCTTTATCTGTTATAGAATTTACGATTAAACCTTTGCTTCTAAAAACTTCTATATCTCCTATACCTGACTGACTTGATGCCTGTAATCCTGCTGGATCACCATAATACTTTACAACACTATAAGGTTTTGATTTTATAATATCTACTAATTCATCTGTTTTAATATTTGTTTTATGAGCAACCTCATCTATCATATTTATATGCCATTCTCCATTTACTCTATGGGTTTGATACCATCCCACAGATGGCATACGATAACCAAAATCAATACTACAAAAAACAGGAAGGCGAGGATTGTAAGGATAATACCCAACATCAATGTTTCTATCAAATGGATAAACCCTACCTTCAAAACTTGTAAACTGTGCACCATACTCCTGATCATAAAGCTCTTTAGACATATTCCTTTTTCTTTCAACAAGGAATTGGTCTGTTTTACCTGTAGGAAAAGCATATTGATTATCCCAAGATGGTGCTTGGTGCGACTCCCATAATTCATCACTTTTACCTAATAAATATAAATCATATAACCAATTAAAACCTTCAGGTGTAGATATAAATATACCTTTACCTTTTCTATCTGATAATGTGGGAGATAAATACATATCCCAAATTCTAGGTCTAACTTTAGCTGCTTCGTCTATTATTAACAGGTCTAAACCTTCACCTACCAAAGAATCTGGATTGTCTGCTGATTTAGCTTCTACAGTAGTACCCCATTTAAATTTAATATATCTTTCTTTTTCTGAAGCCCTGATAATGTCTTGTGGTCTACCTTTAACCATCTTTTCCCAAACTTCCCTAAACATTAAATCGGCTTTATCATAAGAAAGTCCAACTAACCAAATTCTTTTGTCAGGTTGGGAAGCAAAGAAGGTCGCCTCCATAGCACTCGCAGTCGTTTTTCCAAATCGCCTCCCACACACCATGACAAAAAACCTTGCAGACTCTTTTGTAGGAAAGTGCAATTTTCTTTGACCTTCGTGAGGTTTATAACCTAAATAATCGAACCATTTTTGTTTATAATTATTTAAATCTTGCATAATTCCACCTTTATAAGTTAAGTTACAATGTATGGAAAAAGCAAGATATAGTATTTTGAATAAACAAATATACAACATATAGGAGGGCAGTATGTCCGAAGAAAAAATAGTATCTAATGAAGCAGTAGTGGATAATGGTACAGAGAATGTAGATCAGGAATCAGCTCAATCTGAATACATAGCAGAAAGCAAGAAGTACAGAAAAAGAGCTCAAGAAGCTGAATCTCAGTTAGCAGAACTAAATAAAAAGTTAGAATCTCAAGAAAATGCTAAATTAAAAGAAAAGGAAGAATTTAAAACATTAGCTGAAAAATTTGAAGCTGAAGTTGGTAATCTTAGTCCTTATAAGGACAAATATGAAGCATTAGTTGAGCAAAGAAAAACTTCTCTATTAGAAAAGCTACCTGAAGATAAGCGAGAACAATTTATAAACAAAGACTTAGATGTATTAGAGTTTATGGTATCTGAACTATCTCCTAAAACTTCTGTTGAGCCTCAAGCTCGTGGGACAGTTAAAACTAATAATAAAAAAGTTCAAAACTGGACTAAATTAGACAGTAAAGAAAAAGCAAAAAATTGGGCAGATATTATAAAGTCATATACTAAAAAATAAACCCTACTAGAAGGTCGTTTGACAGTTGATAGAGGGTTAGAATGGAGTAAAATTAAATGGCTTACGTTAACACAAGTGTTGGTAGTGCTAATACTGATTTAGACGATTTTGTCCCTCAGCTTTGGTCAGAGGGAATTAATAATTACATAGAAGAACAATTCGTTCTAGCAAACATAGTAGACACATCTTTATCTTCGTTGGTTAAACAACGTGGTGATGTTGTTCATATTCCTTTAATGACAGAAAAATCTGCAACAGCAACAACTCCTGCTGATTTCTCTGCAATTACTGATAACCTTACATATCATTCTAACAATGATGATGAAAAAACTATTACAGTAGATAAATTGTACTATTCTGCACAAATTATTTCTGATATAGCAAATGTTCAAGCATCACCTGAATTTTTTGATATGTATGTTAAAGGTATGGGGTATTCTATTGGTAGAAAAGTTGAAGCATTAATTGCTGATGATATTACTGGCTTAACTGTAGGTAATACTGTTCAGTTAGATTTAAGTGCTAATAATACTTTTGCTGCTGCTGATATGGGTGCTGTGCTAAAAACAATGGCACAAAATAACTTTGATCCAACTGCTGGTTGGGCAATGGTTGTTAGTCCAACTTTATATGGTTCAATGATGCAAATCACAAACTTTACATCTGCTGACTTTTCAGGATCTGGTGGACTTTCAGTTAAAGGTGGTAGAGGTTTAGTTGGAACATTAGCAGGTATGCCTGTTTACGTTTCTAATCGTATGAAAGAAACTACAACTAATAACCATATTGCTGGTGCTATTTTCCAGCCTCAAAATGCTAAATTACTTTATCAGATTGAGCCTAAAGTAGTATCAGAATACTCTGTTGATTTCTTAGGAACAAAAGTTGCAGCTTATACAGCTTGTGGTTTTGATTTCGTGAAAGATGGAGAAATAATCACATTAACTAACTTAGGTTAATACTGATATATAAATAATGTAAAGGGGAGCTTAATAACTCCCCTTTATTAAAAATTGGAGAATTATGGCAAAATATAAATCAAAAGCAACTTGTGTAGGATCAATACCTTTTTGGGCAAGTGATTTAATAGGAATAGATAATTTTAATAAATTAAATGCTGGAGAAGATGTAACTATTTCAGAACCTCAGCCACAAGTATTAGAGTGGATAGAAGTCGTTGAAGTAGAAGAATCTGAAGAGTCTGGAGAATAATGTCTTTAATAGATAGTATAAAACAACACGAAGGTTATGTAGGTGTAGTGTATAAAGATAGTCTTGGTATAGATACTATAGGTTATGGTTTTGCAATTAAAGATTTAGAATTAGATAGGGATATATGCGATATTATCCTCGAAAGAAAACTTAATGAATTAGAAGATAGGGTTAGGCTTAAATTTGGATGGTTTCCTTATATGCCTAAAGAAATACAAGATGTAGTTATGGAAATGTGTTACCAATTGGGAGTAACAGGAGTTTCTAAATTCGTTAAGACTTTAACTTATTTAAAAGATAAAGATTTCAAAAGTGCTTCTGTAGAGATGTTAGATAGCAAATGGGCTAAACAAACACCTAATAGAGCCAAAGAATTAAGTAATAGAGTACGAAAGGTACATTAATGGATAAAGGTGTTGTTAAAAGAGTCATCGTAACTCCAGACAAACACTTTCCATTACATGATCAACCTGCTATAAACTGTCTTAAAAAAACTATAGAAATAGTTAAGCCAGATGCATATGTTGATATAGGTGATGTGGGAGAGTGGCATGCATTTAGTGCTTGGAGATTTAAAAGAAAAAAAGCACCACCCTTAGAATACCTTATAAAAGATTTCGAAAAAGACGTAAAAGATGTAAATGCTGGCATGGATCAGATTGATGAATCGCTTGATAAGGCGAATTGTCACGAGAGATATATTACAGAAGGTAACCACGATAACTGGTTAAACTTTGCTGTAGAAAAATATCCTTACATACCTCAGTATAAATTTGCTAATGCAGTTAATTTACAAAGCAGAGGATATAAATATATTCCCTTTGGAAAACACTTAAAATTAGGTAAATTATACTTATATCATGGACATTTATATGGAGGTCAATACCATACAGCTAACCATTTAAGAAAGCTTGGTTGCAATATTATGTATGGACATTGGCATGATCTCCAACAGATGTCTGTTACCCATAAAGATGGTCCTAAATCTGCATGGAGTATCGGATGTCTTAAAGATATGAAAGATGAAGCAAATTCTTGGCTTGGTGGTAGACCTATTAATTGGGCACATGGATTTGCAATAGTAGATTTTTTTAAAGGTGGACTATTTACAGTTCACATTATACAGATAATAAATGGCAAAACTTCGTTGTGGGGTGAGTTGATAGATGGGAATAGAAAATGCTAGTGCAGAAATTGATTATTAAGGCAGTAGCCTCCCTAATCAGGAAGCAATTCAAATTAGATAAAATCCTAAAATATGTCGAAGAACCCAATGAGTTAGACGAAGAAGTTAAGCAACTTAAAAATAGAGTTGATATGTTAGAAATTATTTTAAAAAAGGAGAAATAATATGTTAGATTTTTTATCAAACAATGCAGGATTATTATTAGGTGGTACAGGTGGTGGAGTAGTTTTATATGTACTAAAAAAAATCCCAAACGAAGAAATTTGTGCTTGGGTTGAAGGTATTTGTTTTACAGCAGGAAGATTTATGACATTAGGATTAGCACAATGGAAATTTACTAAAGATATATGGAATAAGACTGTAGAACCTTATTTTATTGATTTGGTAGATAACTTTGTAGGTGGTGCTTTAAGAGGATTTATAAGAGGGTTAAGAGTAGATAAATAATGTCAAACAGGAAAGAAAACTATCAAAATGATAATGTTAAAAAACATATTAATCCAATTACTTTGGGTGATGGTGGTCCTCTTTCTAATGATTTACAACCTTTAAAAGTTGGTGGTGAGGCATCTCCAATAGAGGTGTCCACTTCTTTACCTGATAACAGCGATAATGGAAAAGTTGTTATTAAAGGTGATTTAGAAGTTACAGGAACTACTAAAGGTATTGATACAGACACAGATACAAATACTACTTATACTGTAAGCACAGTAGATCATGCAAGTTCTGCATCTAAAAAACATATAAGACTAACAGGCTCAGATTCAAGTACAGATGATGTAACATTAGTGGCTGGAACAGGTATTACTTTAGCACAAAGTTCAGATGAAATTACTATTACAAATAGTGTAACTGATACAGATACTGTATTAACTACAGAACAAGTGCAAGATATTGTAGGAGCTATGGTTAGTGGTAACACAGAAACTAATATAGCAGTAACTTATGATGATACAGCAGGTAAGATAGATTTTGCATCTACTGATACAAATACACAATTAGATAAAGCAGGAGTAGAATCATTAGGTATACAAACAGTAGGCACAATTACAACAGGTACATGGAATGGTACTGCAATAGCAAGTGCTTATTTAGATAGTGATACTGCACATTTATCAGGCACTCAAACATTTACTGGTGAAAAAACATTTAATGCAGATGTTAATTTTAATGCTACTAAAAATATTTATTTTGATGGATCTGGTGGACAGAATGTTTATATAAATGCTGCTAATTCATCTACTTTTAATATAGGTGTAGATGGTGAAGATAAAATAACTATTACAGATAGCGAAATTCAATTTGGTCAAAATAATTTTATGCTTCCTGAAAGATCTAATGCAGGTAGTGATACTGCAGGTAAAGGGCAAATATGGGTAAAAAATGATGCACCTAATAATCTTTATTTTACAGATGATACAGGTCAAGATATAGCAATAACTGCTAATGGGCATTTAGCACAAAAACATATTATCCAGATCAATGCAAGAGTTTATAACAGATATAATTATTGGTTTTATCCTACTTTTACATGGGGTACAAATGCAGAAAATTGGAACAGCACAAGAAATAGTGCATCATTAGAAACGACATGGTTTGATAGTTGGAATCCAATATTAGTAGTTCCTCATAATATGACACTAAATGAGTATTATATGTATGGTAACTCTACTGCTACACATACAATAGAACATGCTTTATTGCATGGAACAGGTGTAACATGGGATGATACTAATGCAGACAATTTTAGTTTAGCACAAATAGGTTCAACACAATCAGGTGCTTGGACATCAGGCAGATATAACGATTTAGGGCAAACAGGATTATCAGTTGATTTAGCAAAAGGAGATATGATAATGCCTGCTTTTAGAAGAACAACAGGTGATACTTCATCGACATATTCGTATTTAGAGATATGTTTTGTAGCAGTATGCACATTAAGGTAAAGGGGTAGTATGGGAAGTTTAGCAGGTAAAAGTCCATCATTAACATATAAAAGTTTGTTAAAAGTATCAGATGAAACAAATGGTGTTTCTGCTGCTACTTCTCAAGTTGAGGATGGCGAAGGAACATCTACTTGTATTTCAATAAGCGATGATCAATTGGCAATAAAACCACAAAATGATGATTCAACAAGTGCTTTTGTTGTAAAAAAATCTGACAATACAAGTTTATTAACTATTGATAGCACTAATTCATTAGTCAAAGTAGGAACATCACAAGTAAGTGCTACTACACAGTTATTGACATTTAATGCTTTTAATTTAGTTCCAACTGCATCAGGAACACATATGGTAGTAGGTTTGGGTGGTTTAGAATATAATTCAGGTATGGCTGAAAGAACTATTGGTACAGGCACAGACCCATCAACTTCTTTAAATTCTACTACTACTACTGATGATTATACTAATGCACTTTTTCCTGTTCCATACAATATAGTTATAGATGCAGTTAAGGTTTTATCATCAAGCACAACAGATACAGATACCACCTTAAACTTTCATCTAATGAGTTATGATATGACAGCAGATGGAACAACAAGTGATGGTGATTTGTCTAATGGAACAGTATTAGCAGATGGTCAAGCAACATCAGTAGATAGAAGTGTAACAAAATCAACAGACTTAACAATACAAAGTTCAAGTGTAACAAGTGGTAAAGTAATTATGTGTACAGTAGAAAATGAAACAAACACAAATAGTATAAATTTACAGGTACAAGTCAAGTATCATATAGCATAGGAGAAGAAATGGCAAAATTAGATACAAATTTACAAATTACAACAGGATTAGGCGATTCCTATGAAATGGTT